GGCGGAGGCTCCTCCGGAAACTCGATAGGGTCGTCCAACACTGTCGTGTGCTCAAGGAGACCCTTCACTACCGATTCAGGCTCTGGTTCCGGCTCAGGCAATGTGACAGGCCGCACCGGTTGACTGTCCTCTGTAGGCACCTCGTCCCACTGGGAGTGAACCTCCAGCGGACCGTCAGGGTTAATGAGGATGAACCGCTGGCCTGCAATTGAATTGAAACGAGGATCGCCCTCGTCCATCCGGGGGACATTGGCAAACATCCGGTCGTACCAAGTGTTGACTCTACGATCGAACTTAGACTGCCCGAAAAGGCTCCGTGAGCACTCTGGATTGATGCAGTGGTTACAGCACTGCTCCGCGAACACATCGAGTGGAGCCCCGACAGTGTTGCACTCCGCCAGCAGGTCCACCCGCTTGTTGTCCAGCTTACTCTTCAACGTACCGCCCCTCACTCAAATTCAGCCCAAACAACGCTGACGATAGCTCCTCCGGGTTGATCAGTATACCCATGGAGGGGTCAATCAGAGTGGCTCCTTGAGCGTCTACCAATCTGAGCACTTTGCCTGCCTCCCGGTCCCAAGCTGCCACACACGCCTGCTTGACCTGCTTGACCGTTTGGCGGTTGAGGCGGTTGATTCGAATCGTCACCAGCTTGGTGTCGTTGGCCTTGGCTTCAACCTTAGGTTTGGGTTTTGGCTTCGTGTAGGCGGTCGGCTGCACCATCTCAGCAGCGCCCGGCTTCACTCCCATTTCTTTGACCTCTGGCGGCAGAGCGTCAGGATCATCGGGGGTAACCCCTCTCAACCAAGGCGGGTCCGACATCCGGATCATCCGTGTGCCATCGACGGTGAACTCCTCCTCACCATCACCAGCCACATCCTTCTCGGCCTTTCGCACCCTCTTGTACAGGAACCCGTTGACGACGACTTCCCCGTCTCCAGGGGCCATCCCCTGAACCATGCGGACCGCATCGTAGCCACCGCCCCAAGAATCGCTAATCAAAGGCTCCACGATGAGCGGCACCTTCCACGCGGGTCGGGCCATCTTGTCCGGTGACTCCATGATGTCCACGATGATCGGGATGGCCTCGGTCACACGATCGTGTCGGATCTCAAACACCACTTCATCGTGAACCGTGAGTAGAAGACGAACCGAATCATCACCACCACTCTTGAGCCAGCCCCGCTTATAGAACTCCCGACACAGGAGCACCATGCTGATCTTCATGATATCAGCGCCGCAACCTTGGATCGGATAATTCGTAGAGTGACGCTCGCATGAAGCCCGGATCTTGTTGGCGTCCTTGGCGTCCAACTCACGGCCGTGCATGATGTCGCCAGTTTTGACAGCAGCATCCGGGATTGCTAGCCAACGACCCAGGGCCGTCCTCACTCCCAAATTGTCCTTGACCTCTTGGTGCTGCTTCTTGACCCAAGCAGCGAACTGATTCACCGCCTTATCGAATGCCTTCTTGCGTCGGCTAGCCTCAAGTTTGTCACAGCCTGTCGCTCGGATAATAGCCGCAGGCCCCCCGCCATAGATCAAGGCAAAGTTGGCGGTTTTTCCCATCGAGCGTTCTTCTTTGGTGATCTTGGGCCGGGGCTTGTTGAAGAACGCTGCCGCCGTAATCCGGTGAAGGTCACCGTCACCATGGAGGAACTCGTCAATCCAGACCTTCTCACCAGAGACATTGGCTGCGATACGAAGCTCCTGGGCTGCATAGTCACACTTGGCCATCGAATAGCCGTCACGGGCAATGAACACACGACGGAGAGCGGAGTCCCCAGGAATTCCGTGGACAGGTACCCCAGAGAAACCGTGCTCAGGCTTGCCCGCAGGTGCCGAGAAACGGCCTGTGCCTGCTCCGGTTTGTTTGAAGCTGAACCGTAGCTCGTTGTTCTTGTCCTGGTTGGCAGCCATGCTGCCCAGGTAGGTTGAAAGCACCTTTTCAACAGCCCGGAATTCAACGATCTGTTTGAGAATGGGCGGGGCATGAGGATTGGTAGCGACCATCTCCTCAAAGGTATCGGCGTCCGTCTTGTACTGACCGCTGGCCTCGTTCAGGGGAGGCTTCGGCGTGATGTTCAGACACTCTGGGCCGTCTCCGAATAGAAACTCGGAAAGCTGCTTGGGCGAAGCGGGCTCAAGGTTGTGCCAGCCTTTGGAAGCTGCAAATTTCTGAATAGCCTTGAAGATGGTGTCACGTTCAGCAATATGCTCCGCCAGCATCTCCTGAATGGCTTCATGCTTTACCTTGACCCTGGGCCGCTCCATGGTCCGCACGGCCTGACTGACCTGCTTCTCCAGGCGATACGTGATGCCGTGCTTTTCACGGGCCAGAGGGACTACGGTCTCAAGCTCACACAGCAAGTATGTGCAGATACCATCGGAGCAGGCATATCGAACACATCCAGGTTCATCCGGAGCCAGATTGTCGTATTGAATCTTCCGACCGTTCGGAAACAACTCCTTGAGTTCGATCATCTCATAAGGGTTGCCGTCCGGGTCCCGAAGAAGCTGCTTAGACTTCGGCTTGAGACCGATACCCTTGTCCGCCGCGTAGATGGCGTAACAGGCCAACATCCCATCTTCAAAACTATCCGGATGCCACCAGTCAATCCCGGTGATCGGGTACAGAAACTCCTGGTCAAACTGAGCGTTCCAGAAGTAAATGATGACCTGAGGTTCCTCAGCGAACTCGCGGAATGAAAGCGGGTCTTTCTCGACTGCTTCTGGCATCCCCTTTGGCTGAGCAGCCAGACACAACCGCTTGATGGCCGCAGTCGCACCTTCCAAGGGCACGTTCAGGTCAGGACCACCATCCTGCGGCTTGTGGCGAACAGGGACGTAGTAGCCCGTGTGTCCGTCCACTGAGAGGCAGAAGCCTACAATCTGATGGACCGTCTGAGGGTTACCGTCTGCGTCGTCGTAGATCCTGCTATCTAGCCCCTGTGTCTCCAGATCTAAAGACACACGGCCATGTGCAATAGCCTGGTCCACAATGGCCTCAACCTCTGCCACGGTCTGCACCAGAACGAACTCATGGTGCTTCATCCACGGCTTACGGATGTCCGGTACTTCCCGCTCCGACTGGATCCCGGTGGCACCCAAGAAGTCAGCTAGGTCATCACCAACGTCATCCTCTGGCGGGGGGTCATCCGGAGCGGACGAGGGTGCGGGGGTCTGCTGCGCACCGGCACCCGTATCCAGGGCCTCCAGTAGCTCGCTGTAGTCTTCTTCTTCGTCTACGGACATTCCAGGCATAATCACTCTCGGACCAGGACCACATACACCCCTTCACGCCACATCGAGATCAGTTCAGTCATCAATCTCAGAACGCCCGCTTCAAGGCTCAGATCCGCTACAAAACACCACGGCATCTTGGGTTTGAGGTGGCTACACCTCTTACTGTCGTAGAGAGGGCACTTCTTCCGCTCAGCACACTCTCTAGACGCCTCTGGGAGCCCTAGAAGCCTTCCCTTCGGCGTAGGCCCTAATGCTTCCACCAACGGCTTCGTAAAGCCCCACAGGGCCTGCTCCATCATCTCCTTGGGAACCGTGGACAGATCCACCAGATCAGCGGACACCTGAAGCTCTCGCCACTCTTCCTCCCAGACCCCACCCTCGTCATAGATGAGGTACATCTCCACCATGCCCATCTCGTTGGTCCGGACCTTTAGGCGGCGAGACATAAACACCTCACTGAATTGGCGGCTTCACAGGATCATCCTCAGTGGTCTCACCGGTAGCGATATCCACGATGAGGCCCCGTATCGGCTCACTGTGATGGACTACCTGAAACCATCGACGACACACGCGACAAGAGAATACGGTGCTCCCATCCTCTTTGAACATGAGCGTTGCTGCTTCCGCTTGAGTGTGCCCACAAACACATTCAAAATCGGTGACCTTGAAACGAATCACCGCACCTTCTCTCCAATTTTCTGAAGCACACTCTTGAGAACAGGCTTCGCTTTGGAGGGCGACATTGACCCAGCAGAGACTTGGTACTGAAGACGGTCCAAGATGGAACCGATAGTCAGGTAGCCCTTCATGTCAAAGCAGGCCCGAGCACGCTTGAGCCGGGACTCGCAAACCTCAAACAAGTTGTCCACCTCGATCAACTCAGGATCGATGGCGTCTTCTTCAAACTTCGGATCAGGCGGAGCCTCCAAAGGAATGATCCCGAAGGCCCGCTCCATCTCCGAGAGGATGCGCGTGTACTTGAGGTCCGCCCCGCTGTACTTACGCCACAGACCAATGGCATCCCACCGTTCCTGGCAGACGAAACACCAGACGTGTGATGACCCACGCACCGTGTCCGGGTATACCCTGGCGCTCGGCTTGGAGTCTTGACCGTGGAACGGACAAGAGATCTGCTCTTCCCGCCCATCATGGCGAACTGACACTCCGTTGCGGCTGAGCACATCGTAGACCGACACGCCATTGCGAATGGTGTCCGACCTGGCCTCGATCCACCGCTTGAAGTTGTCGTCTCGACTGGCCTCTGCAAACGCCTGACTCCGGAACTCTTCCCTACGCGAGGTCGCCATTAGACCGCATCCAGAAGAGAGATGGCATCATCTGTACTCATACCGTCGCTCGCCGCAAGTCGGTCAATAGAGGTCATGCGGCGGCAGATGAAATTGACGTGAGCATTGAAGGGAGGGAACTTCGGGTTGTCGCGATTCTTGAGGTTACAGATCTTGGTAGTCCCGTTGGCTCGATGGTCATCATCCAAGTACGTGGTAGTGATCACATCCGCCGTTTTTTCCACCTCATTGGCGTACGTGATCGCCTTCATTTTGTACTCACCCTCAGCCTTCTCGGCGTCATCCTTGCCTTGACGGTTGATCTGGAACAGGAGCAGGACCGGAAGGCCGTCACGGTGGTTGAACTGCAAGGCCAAACGCTTGGCATCACGCACCACAGAGTTCAACTCGATCGTGTAGTCACGGGACTTCTTGCTCTTGCGAGCCTCCACCCACTGACCATGGTCAATAACAACGAATCCAACTTCGAATGACTTGTGGAACAGTTCCAACTGCATCCGAATGTCGTCCATATTCCACTCCCCCTCAGGGGTCACGACCTGGAAATGGCAATACTCAGGGTTGTTGGTGAAGTCCGGGACGACCTTGTTGTAGTAGAAGTCCTTCTCTTCGTCGGTCAGTTCACCGTCACGGATCTTGCGGTAGTCCAACGGCGCATAACCCATGGCCTGCCACTTCGGGTGAGCCGTGTGGATCGCAATGATGTTACGCCGAACCTGCTCGTACGGCATCTCCAAGCTGATATAGACCACGTTGGTCTTGTAGTGAGTGACCAGGTTGTAACACCAGTTCGCAGCCAAGGTCGTTTTCAATTCGCTAGGAAAAGCAGCGTGAACCCATAGCTCACCTTTCTTGGCTCCCTTGCAGTTGGTGTCAATCTCTTCGATCCCACAGAAGCGGCCCCACACCTTGCCTTTGTTGGCCTCTGCTTCGGCGTATTCATCAAGCAGCGCCTGACCATCCTCACGGATGTCCCCGTAGGTCTTGGAATGGAAGTCCGGGACGATCAGGTTTTGAGACTCCCGGATGAAGTGCATCAAACCCGAAGCAACACCCTTCTTAGACTCTCCCTCAATCTCCATGCCCCGAGTCACAATCTCATGGGCCTCCTTGAGCAGAGTGATCGCCTTGACCTTGTTCTGGTCCTCCAGCTTCGTCTGAAGCAAGTGCGAGAAGTTGGTACGGATGTACCATGAGGACGCCTTCAGATCGTCCAACCGCTCCACGACTTCTACGTCTTGAAGACTCTCAAAATAGTCTTTGACAGTCTGCCCAGAAGGCAATTCCAGATACTGTGTGAAGTAGCCAGTAAGGTAATCGAAGACCTTACTGTCATCAGGACGGTCCCACTCCACAGTGCCCAGCGTAAGCTTCTGGAAGTTGAGGACCAGATTCTCTCGACTGATCTGCCCGTCAAAATCAATACACGATCTGAGTAGACGCTTCATTAAAGTGCTGGCCCCAGGGGTCCTGAGTCGTTGTTGTTCTTGTTTCTCCGCCCCGGCTTATTCCGACCAGCACGCTTGCGTTGAGAACGCTTGAGGTCTGAGCGATCCTCCTGCGAGCCCAAAATGCTTTCCATTGACATGTCGGCTGCGTC